TCAAATGCTTGCAAAGCAATACAAGGCCAAAGGCGGCGGGTACCGAGACTAACAATGAAAAAACCTCAAAAGTCTCTCAAGAATTGGACCAAGCAAAAGTGGCGTACCAAGAGTGGAAAGCCCTCAACGCAAGGGCCGAAAGCAACAGGCGAACGGTATCTTCCAGAGAAAGCTATCAAGAGTCTTTCGGCAAAAGAGTATGCCGCTACTACGAGAGCCAAGCGGAAAGCAACTAAGGCAGGTAAGCAAGTTGCCAAACAACCCAAAAAAATTGCCAAGAAGACAGCAAGGTACAGATAAATGCCCACTACAAAAGACGCAGAACGCCTACCTTCAGGCCGTATTAAATATCGGGGTGAAACATTTGCTGGCTACAACAAGCCAAAGCGAACGCCTGACGGCCCTAAAAAATTTGCGGTCCTTGCGAAGAAAGAAGATCAAATAAAACTCGTACGCTTTGGTGATCCTAATATGGAAATCAAAAAAGATAACCCAGAGCGTCGCAAGTCATTTCGTGCTCGTCACAAGTGCGATACAGCAAAAGATAAATTCACTGCTCGTTATTGGTCCTGCCGTAAGTGGTGACTATATATACTTGCAAGGAATGTCTTGGTGCGTATAAATATTTAACCCAGAAGTGGTAACAATGGACAAAGCAAAGTATCTAAACCCCGATCGGAATTACTCCGAAAAGCAACTCGCTTTTTTAGAAGCCATGGCTGGTGAATCCAGAGGTAATATTGGCGCTGCAATCAAGGCTGCGGGTTACGGTGCCGGAGTAGCGGCAAGAGATGTCGTACCTTACTTGCAAGACGAGCTAATTGCTATTGCAGAGCACATCTTAGCGTACAACGCACCTAAAGCAGCTTTCGGCATGGTTGGCGTTGTCGATGATCCGACTGCACTCGGTGCTAAAAACTCAGTAGCGGCGGCAAAAGAAATCCTAGACCGTGTAGGTATCGTAAAAAAAGAAAAGCTGGAAGTCTCTTCAGAGGACGGCAGTGGTATTTTTATCTTGCCCCCCAAAAAGGATGACGACGAGGGTTAATGTCTCTCTACGATTTTATTGAAGATGTAGAATTTCGTGGTATCGCTGAAGAACTGTACCCCGAAGTCGTTGTAAGAAGCCCCCGAGGCAAGCCGTATCGCCCATACATGTACGACAGGATGCCGTATAAGGACGCTGATACCGGCAACGCTATCTACAAAATTCGCCCACACGACTTTAAAACGTTTATTGATGGTATGTACGCTGCACGCAACGGCACTGCATACCGCAAAGTCGCAGACTTTATTACTACAAATACTGGTGCATCTTGTTCTTACCAAAAGGTCTCTGATGAGCTAAAGCTGATCAAAGACAAACTCCCCAAATGGAAAGAGACTCAAACCAAAGTAAACAACTTTGCCAACGAAAAGCACTTTTCTAAAAATCAAAACAAAGAAGAAAAGGCAAAGACCCGCAAGAAAAAGCAACTCTCGTTTGAAAAGCGCAAGATCGAACTGGAGTTAAAGCGCATTACCGCCGAAGAAGCACTTGAAGCGGGCAAGTTATCGAACGAGGAGGTCAAAAACATTGATCACTTTGTCGATGACAGCGGAAAATTAAAGTCTGAGAAGCAACTTGAAGTTGCCAAAGAAAATATTGAAGCTGAAAAGAACCAAAACGTTATTTTTCAGCCCAACGAAGGCCCCCAGACTGACTTTTTGGCTGCACCTGAGCGTGAAGTCCTGTACGGGGGCGCTGCAGGCGGTGGAAAGTCGTACGCATTGCTCGTAGATCCTCTCAGATACGTCTCTAACGCCAACTTTAATGGTCTCCTACTACGTAGACGCTCAGATGAGCTTAGAGAGCTTGTATGGAAGTCTCAGGAGCTATATCCGAAGGTGTTTAAGAGCGCCAGATGGTCCGAGCGCAAATCTCAATGGACTTTTCCATCTGGAGCACGTCTTTGGTTTACATATCTTGATCGAGAAGACGATGTATTGCGTTATCAGGGGCAGGCTTTTACATGGATCGGCTTTGATGAGCTGACACAGCACCCCACACCCTTTGCGTGGGACTACATGCGCTCACGTCTACGTACAACAGATCCTAAACTGCCCCTGTGCATGCGAGCTACTACAAACCCTGGAGGTCCGGGTCACGGTTGGGTAAAGCAGATGTTTATTGATCCTGCAGTACCTAACAGTGCGTTTGTCCCCCGAGATTTAGAAAGTGGTGAAGAGTTACGATTCCCGCCTAATCATAAGAAAGCTGGGGAACCGTTGTTCTATCGTCGGTTTATTCCGGCAACGCTCAAAGACAATCCGTACTTGTACGAAGATGGCATGTACGAGGCCAACTTGCTGTCAATGCCTGAGCAACAACGTCGGCAGTTATTAGAAGGTGACTGGACAATTGCAGACGGGGCGGCTTTCCCTGAGTTTAAGTTATCAGTGCATACCTGCGATGAGTTTGAGATTCCCGCAAACTGGACTAAGTTTAGATCGTGTGACTTTGGTTACAGTTCTTTTTCTGCAGTTCACTGGTTTGCAATTGACCCTGCGTTTGACACTTTGTACGTCTATAGGGAATTGTACGTATCTAAGCACACCGCAAGAGAACTAGCAAGAAAAATATTAGAGCTAGAAGCCGGTGAAGATATTCGATACGGGGTATTGGATAGCTCGACGTGGCATAGCCGAGGTCATACGGGTCCCTCTATCGCTGAGGAGATGATTGCAGAAGGGTGTCGATGGAGACCCTCAGATCGAACCGGTGGATCTAGAGTTGCCGGTAAAAACAGATTGCACGAATTGCTAAAAGTAGACGAGCAAATAGAACAGCCAAACATTGTGTTCTTTAACACCTGCAGACAAATCATTGCGGATTTACAGGTTATCCCGACAGACCCCAAAGGAACAGACGATATCGACCCACGCTATGCTTCCGATCACGCCTACGACTCTATTCGATACGGAATCATGTCTCGCCCAAAATCAAGAAGTTTATTTGACTTTGGTAACGACTTTAATAAAACAGCGTGGAGACCGGCAGACCCAGTTTTTGGGTATTAGCTGTATATAGGTGTATAAATGGCAATTGTAGACAAACCAGAATTTGACGACGACGAAGTAATGGCACTGGAAGATTCCGACGATATAGCGGAAGATCTTCAGTATAACGGCTTCGTTACAATGATCCGTGATAAGTTTCGGCGAGCAAAAGATCGTCGTTTATCAGACGAGGAACGTTGGCTTACAGCCTACAAAAATTACCGTGGCGTGTACGATGACACCACGCAGTTTACGGATACTGAGCGTTCGCAGATATTTATTAAGATCACAAAGACCAAAGTGCTTGCAGCTTACAGCCAAGTAACTGACGTTCTATTCGCCGGTAACAAATTTCCAATTGGAGTAGAATCAACTCCGATCCCAGAAGGCATTCAAGACTCTGTCCACGTTGACGCCGGTATCCCAGAACCCCTCCAAGACATTTACGAAGAGCTGAACGTAGGTTACGCAGGTGACGGACGTGAAGTACCTCCCGGCGCAGTGAGTGCCCGAGATTTAGGGCCTATTGCAGACGATGTAAGGGGCGCAGAAGAAAGTGTTAAGTCTGGTGAAGGCAACACGATGACTTCTGCTATTTACGAGCCTGCTAAAGAAGCGGCACGTAATATGGAGCGAAAGATCCACGATCAAATTGCAGAGTCAGATGGAAACAAGCACCTACGATTTGTTGCTTTTGAAAAGTGTCTATTCGGCACCGGCATTATCAAAGGTCCGTTTGCACAAGATATCGAGTATCCGAAGTGGGATTCTGACGGGACGTATAACCCCGTTATTAAAACTCGCCCCCGCCTTGAGGCAGTGTCTATTTGGAACTTCTATCCTGATGCTGATGCCTACAACATGTCTGAGGCAGAGCACGTTATCTACCGCCATCGGATGAACCGCACACAGCTTCGTGAGTTAAAGGAGCGACCACTGTTCCGCTCTGAATCCGTTGAGCGTGCTATTGACGCAGGACCCAACTACGTTAAAGAATATTGGGAAGACGTAATCGACGACAGCCAGTACACCAACGAAATGAATCGCTGGGAAGTATTAGAGTACTGGGGCGTTATCGATACGGAGATAGCACGAGAAGCTGGTCTTGAGCTAACTAAAGAACTTAAAAAGAAAGACCAGATCCAAATCAATGCGTGGATTTGCGGCGGGCATATCTTACGCCTTGTGTTAAATCCGTTTAAACCCACACGCATTCCGTTTTACGCAAGCCCTTACGAATTAAACCCGTACTCCTTTTTTGGTATTGGTGTTGCAGAAAATATGGAAGATACGCAACAGCTCATGAATGGGTTCATGCGTATGGCTGTGGATAACGCAGTTCTTTCAGGAAACCTTATCTTTGAAGTTGACGAAACAAACTTAGTTCCCGGACAAGATTTGACTGTGTACCCCGGTAAGGTCTTCCGTCGTCAGGGCGGTGCTCCGGGCCAAGCCCTGTTCTCTACAAAGTTTCAAAATGTAGCCAGCGAGAACATGATGTTGTTTGACAAGTCACGTCAACTGGCGGATGAGTCCACCGGCATCCCTTCATTTTCGCACGGGCAGACCGGCGTGATGGGTGTAGGTCGCACGGCCTCAGGCATGTCAATGTTGATGGGTGCGGCGGCACAAAACATTAAAACTGTCGTAAAGAACATTGATGACTATCTGCTAGCCCCTTTAGGTCAGGCTATGTTTGCCTTTAACATGCAGTTTGATTTTGATCCAGAAGCAAACGGTGATTTGTCAATTGTTGCCCGAGGCACAGAATCTCTCATGCGCAACGAAATTAGATCTCAGAAACTTATGCAGGTGCTCCAAATGGGTGCTAATCCCGCAATGGCACCTATGATCAAGTTTGATTACATCCTCCGTGAGATTGCAGCCTCTTTAGACCTTGACGAAGATAAAATTGTAAACGACCCACGAGAAGCCGCCATCCAAGCAGAGCTTATGAAGATGTACCAAGAAACTATGCCTCAGGCTTCACAGGAAGCCACAGGAGCCACGCAACAGGGTCAAGAAGGGTCACCTACGCCAGATAACCAAGCAGGGGTAGGAGCGGGCGCTATAGGGCCAGGAAACGCACCCGAGCCGGGCGCTGAAGGATTTAGTCGTCCTGATGTTCAAGGACCGGAGGGTTAATCGCTGTGGAAGCCACAACTGCACGTAAACTTCTTGCGCTTGTTAACGGCAAGCAAAACATGGAACGTATTGAGACGTACGTTGAGGATCGGTTGAATTTTCTTCACCAGCAGTTAGAACAGTGCCCTAGTGAGTCAGAAATGCATTTACTGCAGGGGCAGATCCGAGAAGTGCGTAGGTTACTTACGCTAAAAGAAGAAGCTGTACAGAAGGCTGAAGAAGGTAAGCAATAGTGGCAGAAAAACGAGACGCTAAATACATGGATTTTGGAATCTCCTCAATGGAGATGATTCCAGCTTACCTGACTGGCACAAAAGAAGATGTTGTCGATGCATTGGCAATTTCTAGAGATTTTGCTAAAGAAGCAGACTTAGACGACAACGACAGTGTTGAAGACTCTCTACGTCACATCCTATTTGGAGGTCTTATTTACGGTGACCCCGAAAACGAAGGGATAGTCGGCAGGACTCAGCGGGGTATAGCCGGTTACTTAGGAGACTTAAAGGAAGGAAAAGATCCTGAAAGTCTTATCGACATAAATAATAATGAGTTTGGTAGAAAGTTGCGCCAACAACACCCAGACCGTGAGCAGTTTATTGAAAAAGCAAAAGAAGTGGCTAATGCCTTAGCTCAAGGTAAAGAAGTTCCCGAAATTGACGGCGTATCTATACAAAGAAGTTACGGCAATTTAACTCAAGCGCAAATCGACAAAATGTCCGAAGAAGCCGCTGGCATGGACAGAGGTGGATTGATGGGCGATCCACTAACGTTATCTGAGACTGCTGAAGAAGAATCAGAACCTAAAATGTCTATTGGTGAGTATGCACGGGGTCTTAAAGATTTTGCTGTTGACTTAACACCTTCAGGGACAGCAGACGCCATTATAGAGACTGGCAAGGCGATTACAGAAGGTGAGTACGGTAAAGCCGCTATGTCTGCGCTTGGAGCAATTCCGGGAGGACGAACAGCGGGTCGGGCGGCTAAAGCATTGGATGTTGGTGTAGATCCTGAAAAAATGTCTGGGGACCAGTTGCGCAGTTATGCTTCTGCTACAGTCAAGTTGTTAGAAGATACCGCAAAGCAAACAGGTAAGGTTGCTGGAGACAAGGGTAACAAGTTATACGCCCCTGTTGAAGAAGGTACAAAAGTTGCCGTACGTAAAAATCTTAATTCTTCTGTTGGTGAAAATATAGATAAAAGCCTAAATACTTTGCAGACTTTGCACGCTGGAAATTTTAGTGGTACTGCGCTGTCTTACATGCCAGTAGTCACAGTGAAAAATGCAGAGTTTTCTATTGGTCAAGCTGGCCGCAGGGATATCGCAGCTAAGATGCTAGGCAAGGAAACCAAGTCTTCTAAAAACAAATTTCCTATGGCTTCGGTAAACGGAAATTATACTCAGAGTCCTAGTTTGCTAGAACAATACAATCCTGAAGAGCTTGTAGAGGTGGGCTTTAATCCTAAGTTTAACCATCTTTTCATAGACATGAAGACGGGTCAAGCTGTAAAGGGTGCTGAAGAGGCTACGATTATCGGAGATCGAGTGTACGCACGGGGTGTCGATTACTGGAAAAAATCGGAGGCTCCTGAGCCGCTACCTACATCGAAAGGCGAAGACATTCCATCCGATGTTCGCTACAAAGAAATGAACACTGGCGGTTTAATGTCAGATGGTTACAACAGGGCAGAATCATGATTAAGACTGAAGCTGGTGAAAAGATGAAAAAGGAAAACCCCAACAAGGAACTTCCCGAAAAGGCAGATATCAACAAAGACGGTGAGTTTCAAGAGTGGGAGAAAGCTCGTC